CAACAGAATGCTGCACAAGAGTCTCATAAAGAGGCTAATATGCGTATTTTAAGGGAAAGAGCAGAATCGGCTGAGCGAAGATCGCTTGAATTAGAGCGTATGGTTCAGATGAATATGTCACAACAACAAGCAAGCAAAATGCAGGTAGTTGATAATGAAGATGACGATTTTGATCTTAGCGATGATACATATATTGAGGGTAAGCATCTTAAAAAATATGTAAAAAACCTTAAGCAAGAATTAAGAAATACTAAAAAGCAATTTGAAGAATACAATCAACAGAATGCGTTGACTCAAGCTGAAATGCGGCTTAAGAATCAATTTAATGATTTTGATAGTGTAGTAACTAAAGAAAACTTAGAAAAATTAGCTTCGCAAAAGCCTTCGTTATATAGAACTATTCTATCAAATCCCGATGTATATGATAAGGGGTATGCTGCCTATGAATTAATTAAACATAGTGGTATTATTGCTGATCAGTACCATGAGCTTGATAAGCGAGTAGAAGAGAATAGAATGAAACCTCGTTCTGCTGCTAATGCTGCTCCACAGTCAGGAGACACACCTTTGGCTCGTGTTGGTGATTACGATAGACGTATCCTGAGTGAAGAACGTAAAGATCAACTTCGTCGCCAAGTTGAAGAAGCGATACGTAATAAACAATAATAAAGTGCTTACTTTAGGGTTCAGTTTACTCTTTTCTGAGCCCGACTATCAAAATATTCTTGTAGATTCACTTGTGTATTTCGAATCTACAAGAATATTTTGACAATAAAATCTGTTCACATTTCTTGTATTTTACCCCCAACTCTTACTATACTATCAACTAGCGTAACGTAATCTCGCTAATTACAGATGTATCGGGTCTCATCAACCACTTTCTTTCGGCGTAATGAAGTTCGCCACTTCAGGGATGTAATGAGTAGTCATCCCACTCATGGTGAAAAAAACAGTTCAATATAGTTTGTACTTTAGGAGTGAGTGTATGATAACTACACCTTCAACTCTTCCAGCTCCTGTCCAACAAACTTTTGATGACGTGCTTTTATCGGTAAGAACACCGAACCTAATTATGAAATTAGGTGCACTCTCAAAACGTTTGCCGGCAAAAGGTGGTAGAACTTTACGTATGGCTCGCTATGATAGATTGCCAACCGCTCCAGTTCCTTTGGGACCTAGTGGCGCAACTCCTCCAGCGACTCCATTAAATCGTGTTGATATTGATGCTACTATGTCATTTTATGGACTTTACGTAGCAATTAATCAGCAGGTTAACGATGTAGCCTGCTTTAAATCAGCCCTAATTGAGGTGGAAGCCCTAGCGTGAAAACGTGGGTGACACTGCGCAAGGCAATTGAATTATAGGATTAGCGAATATGAAGAGACTTAAGTTTGTGAAACAAGGAATAACGAATATCAAGAACTTCCTTTTCAATAGGTTGAGTTCCTTGCTGTCCTTTTTGCATTCTTGTTTTCTCAAAAGTATTTCTCATCTCGATCATTATCTGAGCTTGTTCTTTCTTAATAATAAGATAGGGCAATGTACACTCGCAAAGATGTTTAACGCGATCAGCAAAAATAGTCCATCTAAATGGGACGCGTTTGCAGTTGCTGGCCATTTGTCTAGCGGTATAAGTAGAAAGTTTTCCACCGAAGTTATCAACAAGCCATTCGATAAGAACTTTATCGGTACTTGTAACTTGAATAGTTGTGTGAAAATGTGGGACTCCAGTTTTTTTGCTAAAGGCATAACAACCTATAATAAAAGAACCTTCCCCATCAAGAATGCCAGCCAAATAAGCCAATTGAGCGATAGTGTAGTCTTTAGGAATGTATTTGCTAATCATGTAATATCCTTTACGATTAATAGTATATTACTAGTTTATCGTAAATTAAAGCCAGCGTCAACGACTAAAGCGGGTAGACACCTAATGATAGGTGAAGCGATAGTCTGAACACTATGGAAACATAGTGAGGAATCTCCGAAGAGTGATTCCCGCCAAATAGAAAACATTTGGTCATAAAAGTAACAGAATAATGTACATTACAAAATCAAGACCCGGTCTTGAACGAAACTGCTCAGCTCTTAGGGCTTAGCCTTCGTATGACCGAAGATCAGCTTACACGTGACATGTTAGCAGCTACTGCTTCCATGTATAACTGTACTGGTGGTAATAATGGTGATCTTCCAACTGATCTATCTCTTTCTGATATTGATGAAGTAACCTCTGCATTATTAACTAATGATGCCTGGATGTTGCTCGACACTATCGGTGGGGAAGATAAATTTGGAACTGGTCCAGTTCGTGATGCTTATTTAGCTTTAGGTCACACTAAGTTGTCTAAAGATCTGAATAACATTAATGGATTCATTTCTAAATGGAATTATCCAAATGATAACCGTGTGTTAAGAAGTGAGTGGGGTAGCGTTAATAACGTTCGCTTCATGCTTTCTTCTGTAGCATCTATTTCTCCTAACGCTTCAGCATTAGGTAATGATGTTTATAACGTGTTTGTACAAGGTATGGAAGCGTTGGCTTGCGTAGAGCAAGATAACTATTCTGCACGTTTCTTGTATAGACCGCCAGTGTTCTCGGATCCGCTATTTCAGAACGTAACCATTGGTTATGTATTTGCTGAAGTTCCGCGTATTCTTAATGATCTCTGGATAACCAACATGCGTTGTACGCTAAGATAAGGAGAACGCTATGTCAGTTGTTTTTTCAGGAACTAATCAAGGTCGTTTTACCGCTGATGGTACTTTTGTAACAATACAACTACGCTCTGGTATTGATTGGGTATTAATCAAAAATGAAACAGTGTCCTACGCCGCTGGTGCAGGTGCTGGCGCAGAATTCTACTGGCAACGGGGAATGGCGCAAGGCCGTGGTACGATTTACACTAAGACTGCTGTAACAGGTGCTCTTGCTGTAGCTCAAATCGCAGCTAACGCAGGTTTCTACTTAGTAGATTCTTCTGTTAACTTACCAGGTGCTTCATTAGCGCTTACGGGTATTACTGCCGGAAATCCTCCTGTAGTTAATACTGCTAATACATCATCATTAAGTAATGGTGATATTGTACGTATTTTCTCTACTGTTGGTGCTCTTCAGTTAGGTGGTTTAGACTTTACCATCGATACTTTAACTCCAGGCGTGAGTTTTGCGCTTCCATTTATGGCTCAAATAGCTAACGCTAACCCTGGCGCTGGAACATTTAGACGTATTCCTTATAATCCTTACTTCTATCCAAGTAGTCGTTACATAACTAAGGTTTCACAAGCTACTCAAGCTATTGTTTCCTTATCAGTGATTCACAGCTATACGGTAGGACAGGTTGTAAGATTTATCGTTCCTCCTATAACTGCAGCCGCATATGGTATGACAGAATTGAATGGATTGCAAGCTACTATTGTTGCAATTAGACAAGCTGATGCTGATGGTAAGTTTAATACTATCACGGTTGATGTAGATACTACAGGATTTACAGCATTTGCATTCCCTCTTACAACGGCACCTGGATTCACTCCAGCTCAGGTTGTTCCGATGGGTGAGAATACTGCAACAGCACTTAATTTAGGTGCTAATATCCTTGGTGGTGCTACTCTGAACGATGCTTTCATTGGTATTCAACTTACTGCAGGAGCAAATTCTCCTGGTGGTGTTGCTAACGATGTTATTTACTACCTTGCTGGTACATCATTTGACGTAGACAATGAATAGATAAATAGTGAGAGAGTGTGTCAAAACACTCTCTCAACTTATAGTTTGTAAAAAAAGGAACATATTATGCATAAACCAGAAGTTAGACACGCTACTAATGCCACTCAAGGTCCTGCCAAAAAGATCACTCGTGATGAGCTATCAAAACAAATTAAAAGAATGCGTGACCGTGATGCTGAGATGGTTAGTGGTATCTTTAAAAATTTAGAAAATCCTTCGACTAATGGTGGTAGAGGTTCTGTAGTTTTTAGCTACAAGTTTTACCCAGGCGATGAGAATGCAATATATGAGTTATGGGATGGTGAGCGGTATACATTGCCAAGAGGCGTGGCCCGTCATTTGAATAACAATTGCTTCTATAGAGAATATCAGCATCTTCAAGGTGAATATGGCCAACAAGGCGTTCGTGGTGGACACAGTGCCGATGGAAGATTGCATACAAATTCACTTCAGATGGCTAAAAAGATACACCGCTATGCCTTCCATTCATTAGAATATATGGATGACGATGCAGATATGTATCCAAGTAACTTAGTAGAAGTAACAACTTCTCCATAAAGGTAATACATGCCTATACCAAATACGCCAAATTACTATGCGGTAGAGTTTCCAACATTTCAGCGTGCAATGAGAAACATACTTTCCATTACACAAAGTGAAAGCGCTCTCATAACGACTACGTTTGATGGAATTAACCCTGGTGATCATCAATATTCGACAGGATTAATCGTTCGTCTTAGAGTGCCCTATGGTTTTGGAATGGTACAGGTAGATGAACTTTATGGGCCTATTACAGTAGTAAGTGATACACAGTTTACTATGCCCATTGATACAACTGATGTTGATGCTTTTGTTGTTCCTGATTACCGACCTGGTGCTTTCGGAACACCTGCTCAGGTTGTACCTATTGGGCAAGTAAATGATATACTAAATCAAGCTACTGAAAACGTTCTCCCATATACATAAGGATGAGTAATGATAGTACCAGATTCTAACTATTCTACCCTGCAAACTATACGTACGAAGGTGCGTAGATTAACACGAACTCCATCTACGTCCCAACTATCTGATGCACAGTTGGATCAGTACATTAATACATTTATTTTGTATGATTTCCCTGAGCATTTACGATTGTTCTCTTTAAGAACTTTGCTCACATTTTATACGCAGCCTGGTGTAGATGTGTATGAAACTAATACTACCGTAACTACTGATCCTTTATATAACTTTAATAATAAATATGTAGCTATACATCCACCGCTTTTTATAGCTGGCATTCAATGTTTTTATACACAATGGCGTGATGTGTTTTATGGTATGTGGCCACAAACTAATACTATTAAAGATACGCTTTTGAGGGGCAATAACTCTTCAGGACCTTTTACAGGAACATTGATTTCTCCTTCAACAGGAATACCATTTATTTTGCAAAAGAGTGTTAATTTTAACTGCTTAGATACTAATGGTACATCAATGATAATGGTAGATGTTCCCATTAGTAACACTATAGGAAATCTTACTCAAGCAAATGCTCCATTGGTACCACCATTTGATACAATCCAAAATCCAGCTAACTATATTAACTATGTTACTGGCCAATATGTGATTACATTTCCTGCTAATACACAGAATTCAGCTACTGTTTGGTTTGAAGGAATTCTTTACCAACCAGGTAAGCCAATAAGTATATTATACTATGATAATAAGTTTACTATCAGACCTGTGCCAGATAAAACATACAGTGTTCAAATTGAGGTTGATATTAGGCCTACGGTATTAATGGAATCTACACAGATTCCTGAGTTAGCACAGTGGTGGCAATATATTGCATATGGTGCTTCAAAGAAGATATTTGAAGATCGTGCAGATTCAGATTCTGTTCAACAAATTATGCCTGAATTTAAGCAACAAGAACGATTAGTATTACGAACAACGCTTGTTCAACAGGCTAATGAAAGAACGATAACAATCTATACGCAAGGCAAGAATTTTGGCATTGGAGGAGGTTTTTTTGGTGGAGGCGGTTGGCCGTATTAAATTAAGGATATATCATGGCATTAATTTCAGTACCTTTAGCTGGTCAAACATTGGCTTCAAGTCGACCAGATATAAATAGTAACTTTTCAGTGATTGATACGGCATTTGCAGTAGACCATGTTGATTATAATCTTACAAACCAAGGTAAGCATAATAAAGTATCTTTCCCTATTCAAGCCATAATACCTGCTCCACAAGCTGGTATTGTTCAACTTTATTCACAGGTATCTGCTATAACAAATGAACCTGAACTAGTGTTTGCGCATCAAGCTGGATCAACAGCTCCGACAAATGCACAGATAGTAGAATTTACCTCAGCGGGATGGGCTAATCCAGGTTGGTGTCGTCTCCCATCAGGCATCTTGATGAAGTGGGGAACGCTGAGTACAACCACTTATAATACTTTAGAGACGATTGCATTTCCTGTTGGAGGAGGTATTCCTGCATTTACTGCTATTTATTCCTGTCAGCTTACTGCAGCGAGTGCACAAACTGATACTCAGGTTGTTGTTATTATGGGTCTTTTTAGTACTACAACGGTAAACGTATTTGCACGAAGACTTATAGGATTTGGTGGAGCAACACCGTTCACCTTTTTTGCAATAGGGATATAATATGCCAGATCGTTTTTTTATCGGACCTTATGACGAGAACTCAGGTCTTCAGACTTCAGTCAAACCATGGCTTCTCCCGGACCAAGCATTTTCTCAACTTAATAATGCTTATGTTTTTAGGGAACGTGTAAGAAAACGTTTTGGATCACGATGGATTGGTGAAAGTTCATTAGTATCACGTTTAAGAATTAATATAGGAACTATTACTGGTGGTATATTCGCTGGTAATTTAAAAATTATTCTTGCAGATACTGGATTTACACCTGAAATTGGTCAGTCTTTTAGCGTTGGTACAATAGTATTTACTGTTTATAATCCTGCTGGTGGTGATCA